ACCCTGTGGCAGCAGCTACAGGAAATGTTACAAATCAAGCCGTCCAATTCCAGAATAATGGAGCCCCAAGTCGTCAGAATTTCGGACCGGGGATATCATGTAACGGCGCGACGATGACCTTTAGCCCATTCTATATGGGCAATCAGGTTGAACCACAGATACCTGTGGATCCTGAAGGTTATGTAAAAAACGAAAACTGGGGTGCACAAATTAATTTTATGGTGCCCCTAGACGGTGGTATTATTGAACGTTGTAAGGCAGCAGCTGATAGACAAATAGAGAAAATGCAATTGAATTACGAACTTGTTAGAATTGATAACTGTGCAAAACTTTTGCAGAAGGGACTTATGTTACGTCCTGGGACTAGAGTTTATCATTTATGCAGTGATGTTATACCAATTGCTAAATACCAAGAAGAACAAAAACAAGCTAAAGAAAACCCACTAATCGACCCAAAGTATCATGACACTACTAATCAAGCCCATCCTTTTAGCATTCCTAAAGAGCGACTCAGTGAAACAACTGGTGATCGATTTACTTTCGGCTTACGTAAAAAGGACCGATAACAAACTTGATGATCAAGCGTTAGAAATTGTAAAGACAAAACTATTTAGTTAAATGGCTAAAGCCAATGAACAGCAGTTTAATGAACTGCACGGTCTTGTCACCGAAGATTTTCTTAAAAGAATCAAAGGTGGTAAGGCAACAACTCAAGATTTAAAAGCTGCTTGTGATTGGCTGAAAGCTAATGACATCACAGGTGTTGCTATGGATGGAAATCCTTTAGATAAATTAAATAAAATTCTACCTAAAGTTGATCCTACACTCGTACAGAGGAGGTTATATGGCACCAAAGCGAGCGTCTAAACCCGGTAGAACCTCACGTTACTATCAATCGAAGAAAGGACGGAAGTCCTACGCTAAACAGAAGCGAAAGCAGAAGAAGATCAATAGTACTAAAGCTAAAAGAGAATACCGTAGGAAGCTTGCTATCGAGCGTAGAAGACGCGGTATTATGGGTAAAGGTGGTAAGGACGTAAGTCATAAGAAGAATCGCCTAACACTTGAAATACCAAAGAAAAATCGCGCCAGAGGAGGGGCAAAACGTAAGTAATGGGAAAACCCGCATTTAGAAACAATCCAGAAACTGGAAAATTAGAAAAATTAATAAAAGGTAAGTATGTACCTCAAAGAGAGATGGGTTTTTGGAAAGATCTTCTTAAAATAGCACGACAGACTAGACGTAATGTAGATGCTGTTGGTCGTAGAGAAGGTGAACTAAAAACGATGAAAGATGGAAGAGTAATGAGATTCACCAGGGAGGGTTCATGGGTACCAGCTGATACAACTTTTACTAAAGGTAAACAGATTCTAGACACAGATTCTTCTGATACTAGTGGGAGCTTTAGTCCTAGCCCACTTATGTATAATCCACCAAAAGATACTACTTCAACCACAGGTCCTTTCGGTGGAGCAAATATTTACAAAGAACTTACACCACAACAGATTGCTGCAAGACAATTTGTCAATCCACCTGATTTAGACTTAAAAACACCTAAGTTAATAAAATCGGGTCCTTCAGGAGAACTTCAAATAGAGCCATCACCGGATACAACAACCTCCTACGAAGATGTTCTCAAAATGAAGCGTGGTAAGGAAAGAGATAAACTTACCATTAAGCATTGGGAAGAGAAAGGTTATAACTTTAAAGGTTTACGTACATCTGAAATGAGAAGACTAGCTAATGATCTACGTATAGGTCATGCTCGTGAGTTTACTGGTACTGATGGGAAAGCTATACATTTTAAGCCCATGGGTTGGAAAGGTAGTGGTAGAGTATTTAAAAGAACTGAAACTTAGCTATGGCAGAAGATCGTCAAACCATAATCCAATACCTTAAGAATAAGAACTCCCCTTTCGGAGCTCATACATGGGAAAGCGCCGGAGGACTTGTTAAAGTCCAATGGCTCCCAGATGAAGGTAAAGGTTTTATTGATATTCAGAATATAGAAGGTGTCAAAGGAGCCAGTGGTTTTAGACAGATACTTCGACAGACCTTACCTAAACTAGATGTATTAGGAGATATCCCTACTAAATGGGAATTCAATCCTGATAACTTTAAAAAAGGTAGGATTTATCAGATGTTAGGTCCCAAACTTAAAGGTGCTGTGACTGCTAACCCTGATATGCCTAATCAGGCTTCTATTTGGAATACAACTCCTAAAGCTAAAGGAACAATTATGGGTGTAAAGAAAAGAACTACTAACCCTCAAATAACTGAAGAGGAGTTAGAGCAATTCAGAAAAACAATGAGAGCAGAACTTGCAGAGATAACTGATCGTAATATAGCCAGGGCTCATAAAGAAATACCAGGATTTACTGAAAGATTAGCCGCTAAAAAACTAACAAGAGAAGATAGTAAATTTCTCAGAACAGATATTAGGCGTAATATCCTTGGTCCAGGTAATGTAGAACTTGTAAGTACAAATGTTTCTCAATACGCACAAGGTAAAGCAAATTTACCAGGATTAAGTTCGAAAGCAGCACAAGTTAAAGGTAAACTCAAAAGAGATACTTCTAAACAGTTGCAAACAGACAGAAGAATTAAAGAGAACATATTAACAAAAGAATTTATCGATGAAGCAGTTGCTGATAAACTTAAATATTGGGATAATCCATCTGAAGCTCTTCTACAAGCTCATCATATTAGAATGATAAATATGTATGAGCCTTTTTTTGAAGGCTTATCTGAATATGATCAGAAAAGATTAACACAATTTGCGACTGATGCTAAATATCCATTAGGTGATGCTAAAGCTAATATTGCCTTACTAGATAGAGATTTCCATACAGCACTTCATAACTACATGAAGGCTGAAGGTTTTCAACTATATGGTGGTAAAGTCACTACTAAACACGGTATACCTCCTTTAGGTAATACTTTTGAAAGTAGAAAAGCAGCTTTAGGAGTTTTCTTTACAAATGTACAGGATCCTATTGAAAAGAAAATGTTCAGCCTACAGTGGGATCAGCATGCAAAATATAAACCAATGACTCATGGGGAAATGCAGGAGGCATTAGAATGGATAAACGATGATGAAGTAAGAAAAGCACAACGAGCGCTTCTAGCTGGAGATGGTGATATTAATAAAGTCAAATACGGTAGTGGACCTGAACCTGCTATTTTACAGCGGATGGGTCGTATAGCTAAAGTAACCACAGGATTAAGTTCAGCTGAATCTGCATTAAGGCTTGCATCTGGTGATGTTGTTGGTGGTACTATGGGTTTATTAATGAACACACCTACCTTCCAGAAAGAAGCTGGTAAGTTACTACTTAAACAAGGTATTAAATTTATACCTGGTGTAAGCTTAGGTTCTGGTGCATTACAAGCTATTGGTTATATGTCAGGTGGTCAATGGCAAAAAGCTGGCTTATCAATGTTAGGTGGTGTCGTTGGTGAACTTCCTGGTGGTGATGCTGTACAAGCAGCTATTGATTTAGGATTGACTGGACATGATATAGCAACAGAAAAACGGAATATGCGAATGTTAGCAAACAATGCTGAAATACCTGAAGTTGAAGGTACAGAATATATGCGTCGTTTAGAAGGTGCTAAATCCCTTGATTCAGCTAAAGCATTTAGAAGTATAGCTAGAAATATACCATGACAGATACCTTAACCGCCCTACAAGATGACTTTAAACTGTTCCTACAAGCTTTGTGGGAGCAGCTAGACCTTCCATCCCCTACACGCGCACAGTATGCAATTGCAGATTACCTGCAGAATGGTCCCAAAAGACTTCAGATTCAAGCCTTCCGAGGTGTTGGTAAGTCTTGGATTACTGGTGCTTTTGTTTTATGGACATTATTTAAAGATCCGGAAAGAAAAATAATGATTATATCAGCCTCCAAAGAGAGAGCTGATAACATGTCAATTTTCCTACAGAAACTTATTATTGAAACTCCATGGCTAAATCATCTCCAACCGAAATCAGAAGACTCTCGCTGGAGTCGCATCAGCTTCGACGTAAACTGTTCACC